GTTAATATATTCTGAATAAAATTGTTCACACAGCCTCTAATGCTACTGGGTTTTTCCAGATACCAATTAGAAGCTAGGAAGAGAAACGCATCTTGTTTCTTCCTTTTGATGTGAATAATCCAACGTACTTTGTTACCACTGTCGCAGGCAATTTGGGCCTTCCTTCTATTGGTTTTTAGATCGCCTTCACCACGCCCTCCTATGTCAGTTTTACCCCGTCCCATAAATGTCCAAGGGCTTTTGCATTCAATAAACGTATCTAAGGAATGTATATAGAAATCCGGAAATGTACGCATTTCGGAAAATGCGTAGTCTGGGAAATCTTCACTAAATTCCGTAGATATATCTTTAGCCCCATATTTTGCTACCAGCCTTTTCAAGACTTCCATAGCAGACAAACCTTGAACTTTATACTTACGACCTTCTAGTGTAATCTCGTATATGTGCCGAGATTTACTCATTGCCTTGAGGAAGAATTTCGGAATCTGCATGGCGTAAGCTTCTCCATACACACGTTTCAAGGTCTCTTGGCCTTTAGCGCGTATGCTTGAATTACTTAGTAAATAATCAGTACCGTATTTCTTTCTATTTGTAGAGCGCACTTTAGACAAAATCTTTTCTTGCCAGTTATCTCCATATTTCCGTTGCAAGGTTACCCGTCGCTTTTCTATCGATGCAGGACGTTGCATACCATTAGTAATTCCTTCGCTAGCCATTAATTTGGCAGCACGTTTACCGCAGATGTCCCGCTTAGGATCTTTCCACGCGATCTTATTTTTCTCGCTAATATGCGCTCTTTTGAGATCTGATACTTTCTTTGCATGGCTTATACCGCAATTAGAGCAGGTGCAAACTTTAGAATAAGCAAATTGCTCTTTACATATAACGCAAAATCTACTTTCGATGGCGGCTGAAACGTGGCGACTAAACCCACCAAGCATACGCGGGTTACTACCAAAGAAAACAAATTTTCTGTAAAGGATTTTATTATTATAAAGCTCGCGAAAGAATACTTCACTCAAACTTTTCATGTTGACATGCGAGGCAGACAGCTTACAGAAAAGTTTCTTTATATAAAGCGCGTCCGATTTATTCCATTCATTACGATTAAATCTACCGACTACTTTAGGTATAATTTCTACTTTTTCAATTAACGATTTACCCACGCAAGCAGAGTGTAGCGTTATCCTACGACTTTTATTAATCCATTTATCTAACTTCATTTTATCTCCACACAGATTGGATGAGTTCGCGCTACTAGAAGCGGTGTGGCGCTTCGGGCTGGCCGGCCTTTTCATAGCTCGAACTCAAAAAAAGGTTTACAGGATCAGTTCCAATTCTGGGCCGGATCAGCTAGGCTCTGGATATCATAAATACTGGATCTTGCCATTTAAAACTCCTTAATAAATAAATCAGTCATTAGGTTAAGCCCAAGGTGCATCGACAACTACAATGGATTTATCGATGGTAGCCACAAGGACTCCTAACGGTATAGATACGTATGCTGATTGCTTGCGAACGAAACCTCGCGACAGTAGAACGTCCTCAAGTTTTAGAGGCAGCAACAATTTATTGTTGGCTGTTACCTCACGCCTGAGACCGCATATCAAAGCTATACCAGAGGTACCTTCGACAGGATGCATTACGGTGACTTCCCGTTCCTTATCGATGATCGAATTCAGTGCAATTAGTGCATCATGGAATACCGGAAGGTAATCACCTAGCAGAGTAATTACCACGCCCCACTGGGTGTCTGTCTCTCTAATCAATACAGGCTGAACTCCGCGTTTGCTATAGAACCTGGCATCCTTCAATTTCGGATCAACCTTCCACCCTAAACCATTGAAGTTTGTGGCTTTGTACCCTAAGGTGTATAGTTCACGAGCCACAGACTCTACCGTACCTTTGGAGCAGATCGTGTGATCGACCTTATTTATTTGGTATGTCTGATTACGTTTGTTGGTTATGTTGAGATGATTCAGTTCATCACAGAGTTTCTTCGCTCGCTTCTCCGTTTCATCCCGCGATTTGAATGTCTTGGCTAACTCCTGCATTGTTATTCCTCTTTATTGAATTTACAATATAAAATTAGCACATAGATAATTCCCACTTTAACTTACCGGCATCATAGATACGATGTAAATTAAGCAATTTACAGTTTTCCCACTCGGATAAGGTAGGATCAAATGCGGCAAATGTCTTCGCTAGGTTCTCACGAGTGGTAGATTGCATCGGTCTAACATCTAAAGAACCAAACCAAACTTTATAACCTGGCTTACTTTCTGACACATTAACGAATCCTAATGTTTCATACATATCGCCATTAAACATCTGATTATCTGAATAGCTTATTATCTTTCTAGGATTCATATCCCGAATAAATGCCTTTAGAAGCTTAGATGCCCCGCCTGGGACTCTTGTTGAGGTAACGTAACGAGTTAATTCGTAAACATCCTTAACCTTTTTAGATCCTCTATTTGACCTTGTAGTATCGAAGATCATGCAAGCAACTACTTCGCCTTCGTAGACAAGGCAATAGGCTTTACCTGTTCTAGGGGAGCCTTGTATATGGTTATTATCAACTAGAGCCTTGACGTCAGATACATTCTTAATCTCTATGGAACACTTACGCGCAAATACAGACGCTTTACTCATTCCCAACGTATTACCTATTAGCTGGCGAATTACTCTTTTACCTCTATGCGTTCTCCATATGTAGTCCCATACAGTAATCAAACGCCACCCTTTACTCTTAGCCTTCTTAACTCTGTCCTTAATCAGTGATGCTGCCGTAGCCTTATCCCTAGTTGCAGTTGAATCAAAATAAAGTGTTCTTAGATCTATAGCTACCCTATACTTAGAGTAATAAACGCAGTGATTTTTTACATAAAAGGAAGGATCAATACTTGAAAGATAACCAGTAACAGAATCCTCAAAATTCTTGCGTAGGGTTTCCCCAAACTGCAAATAGTGATTGAAGGTAATATGGGAAGGAAGATTATTACTCAACCACCATTTACCTTTTAACTGGACCCAATTCTTTTCAATCCTAACAAACCAAATACACTTTCCTCTATTTGCTTTGGCTTTCTCTAGAGAGGATTTGAGGTTGTTAGGTCCTAGTAACGTCCAAAGAGATTTGCATTCTATAAATGTGTCTAGGGATTTAATGTAAAAGTCAGGTATACCGTTAATACCTAGTCTGCGCCTAGCTTTCTTGGCAACTAAATCGAAACTAGAATACACATTCTTTAGGCCAAATTTTTCTACCAGTTTATATAACAGCTCTTCCTCGTAGCTACCTTGGACTTGGATAGTCCTACCATCAATAACAATCTGTCTAAATGATAAAGACTTCTTTAATCCTTTTAAAGCTTGCTCTGGGTTTTTATTAGGCTGCTCGTAACCGTATATTTTTAGCCAGGTAGCTTTGCACTTATCCATAATTTCTGGATTCTGGGTAGGTGTAGGAAAACCGTACAGCCTAATGCAAGTAGCCTCAATTTGTTTACGCAAAGAAGGTGAACCCTTCGCTACACCCCCATACCTTTTAAAAGAGGTTACAGCTACCTTGGCTTTAATTGCCTTTGATTGCATGGGGTGTTCTACACCATATCTCTCAAGGCTTGTATTAATTCTACGCTGGATACTATTCGGGTTTTTACTATTATGTGTAAAGCCCGTACGGTCGAAATATGTTTTACAGCTCTTAGCAGTGCGTAGCTTAATATCCTCAGCAGATTTACTACGCCAAGCATCGCTTTTCTTCTTCTGGATACTAAGTTTTTCTTCTAAAGATTTATTCCTCCAAGTTTTACTAGCCTTATTACTAACTGCGGCACATTGCATAGGATTTTCAGCACCGTATCTTGCAAGATTAGTTTTCTTTTTCTTTTGACGTGTCTTTTCTTTTTGTTCTTCCGTCCGAGATTTAAACTTAACTGCTCCCTTGGAAGATATATCAGGATTCTGCGCAGCTCGTTCTACTCCATACCTAGCAAGATTTGTTGCTACTAGAGATTTATCCCTAATCTCGTACCTAATCCTATGTGCTTTATTAGGAGTTCGCAAGTCACATAGAGAGCATACGGTCTTGTGCGTAAACTGCTCTTTGCAGCACGGACATATTTTCTTGTTCAGTAAAGAAAGTAGTGTTAATTTGTTATCTACGTCTTTAGCATTTCCTGATGTAAGATACGAAACCTTTTTCCATAATTTCCTATGGTTGGTATACAATTCACCTAGTAATTGAGATGCCCAGAATCTACCTTTAGGGTTAGTAAGATTTTTATGCAGGGTTTTAACCTGCTTTCTATCGTCAGAAGTAAACTCCGACAGGTTGAATTTCCCGGTGACTTTCGCAACTTTTAATAATCTGTCTTCTGAGGAATACTTACTTAATTTAGGGTGATTTAAAACTCGCATATTCGTCTCCTGTTTAGTGGAGTAAAAGGCACCATAGGTATTCTAGGGTAGCTAAACCTACCCAAAGCTGGCCGGCTCTTTCAAATACCTATGGTGGGTACTACTTTATTTACTAGCTGGTAGATCCTGCTACACTGGCTAATGTTTCACTAAAGCTCACCCCCTGCTTACTAATCACCATTTGAAGCTGTATTTCATGAATCGGTAAAGTAGGAACGATGACAACAGTGACTACTCGGATTGCAGAATTGATATACGCCGAAGGATTGTTGCTCGAATCACTAACAACCTTGAACGATGTAATCCCTCGCGCATTTTGAATCGCTTGCAGGTAGTCGGTGCAGGAACCTACAATCTGGCGACCTGTGAAGTCATCATTTGGTTCCTGTAATGAATACATCAAGAACTTGGAAATCGATGTCTTCATTACGTTGACGATACGCCGCACCGACAACCAGGACAACGCAGACTGTTGAGCAGCTAGAGTCTGTTGTTCCCACAGTGCAATGCCTTGACCAATGAAGGTACGCGTGTAGTTAACCTGTGCCGCAAACAATGCATTTGCTTCGCCACCATCGAATGTATATCTCGATTTAACCACATTTACCAAACCGCGGTTCAAACCTGCAATAGAGAACGAAGGGTTAGCTACACGGTCAGTACGGGCACACAAGGCAGCAGCCCAACCTGAGAATGGAATATACAACTGCTTACCGTTGATATTGTCATTCTCATAGACGTCAGGATTGAACAGTGCCGAGTAGGTAGAGTTCAGGTTCAATGTCAGATTACGGTAGTTCACCGCAGCCTGCCATTGCTGCGAAACTGAAGGTGTATCCAATACACAGATGCAATCACCCCGCGATTGAGCCAAGGCATCCATAGTGGTTTGCACATTTGGATCGGCCCGACCTGCGTTGATGATAGTGTTGATCGGATACAGTTGCTTATTGGAGAAAACCGCGTAAGCAGCCGCAATTTGGTAATTGGTAGGAGCTGTACCTGAATCCCCACCTGCCATAGTGGATTGGGCTGCCGAGGTAATCGCAGGAATATCCAGCAAGCTAGGCACATTCGAAGTAACCTGAATGTACTGCGAGAATGGATTAATACGATTTTCCAGATCCGTAGCCTGGCCATTATCGTCTGTACCCAGTTCCAGTGTGCAGCTAAAGCTTTCTCTTGGATTTGTTGCAGATACAGTAAGGTCAAATACATTGACGGTAAAGGTTGGATTCGCAGCAGCCAGATCAGCTGTACTTGTTATCGGTTGCTGAGCGATATTCGGAGTAACCCCACCTGTATCAGTGAAGGTGTATGTGCCTTGACCGATGGTAGTAATTAAACCGAACGTTCCACCCGAAACACGACCGTAGATGTTATAACCAGTGGCAGCGCTAACTGCATCCCAAGTTAAGGTGTTGGAGTAGGTAACACCTGAACCTGCAATGGTAATCTGTACAGCACTAGATGCCAGGGTCTCAACCAGATTTCCTGTTTGGTTACTGATTGCAGATATCTGATATTCGAAGGTACCTGGTACTAAGGTACCACCTGTACTCGCGCTGACAACTGCCAATCCGGCAGGAGTATCGATGTTGGAAGAGGTGATTGACAACGCTACATTGTTACCGTAGGAACCCTGTCCCTTACTAGGGTAGAACAAAGCAATTGAATCATTTGCACCTGAAGGCAGTAAACCTGCCCAATCCACATCTGTAGGATCTGTAATACCTGCGCTGATAGGTAACAAACCTGTTACCTCGTTAGCACCAGTTCCTGTGCTATACATGAGAATGGCTGAATACAGAGCACCTGTGCCTACTACACGCTGCGCCCACATTTGATTGCCTTCACTAAAGAAATCCAGTGCGCAATATACGTCGAATGAAATAGACGCATTAGGATTACCGAACTCGGTAAGAAAATCATTACCATTCGTGAACTGCAAGGGCTTATCGGAGGTACCTTGTGAACTGACAACCAACATGCAAGCTACGGAAGAGGACGCAGACGTAATCACCTGGGACAGGTTGAATTCTTGCACGTAGACGTCGGATGCTTGCGACTGAAGAATAGACATTTATTACTCCTTATTCTGCGACAGTCGAGGCTGTGGTTGTGGTGACGGTCGCTTCCTTAGAGGAAGTCGTACTCGAGGTAGATACTGGTGTTACTACAGCTGGTGTTGCAGGGTGTACGATTACGGCTTTGGGATTGAGTGCAATCCAATTAGGACTCACCGTATAACCTAAGGGTAAATCCACCCGTTTCCTAGGCATGATATTAACCGATGTTTTGGTAGCACCGTTAACCACATCCACGTGAAGGTGTTCCTGCGTGCGATTAATTACCAGCTCATAAAGACGTGCTTGAGTCATAACTTCTCCTTAATAATGAATCTATATAAAATTCACTGATTGCTTTTTGGTAATTTTCAAACTACACGGTAATCATCAAACGAGAAGAACTGGGAACCGCTTAGGCTACCATCTGCCTGCATCTGTTGACCTGCAATTTGTATATCCTGTACCACGCTGGATTGAATCATCATTGGTTCGGATATATAGCCACGTAACGATATGGATGAGGTAACCGTGTATGTAGATATATTCTCCAGTACATTCTCTCGTTGAGGAGTAGGTATAGCGTCTGATAGAACCATACCACCTATATTCAAACGCAAACGTCCGTACTCGATAGTAAATCTCAGGTAACCTGCGGTACGCGCGAATAACCAGCGACGAACAAAAGCAAGAACTGAACCTTGAGAAGATCCTGCCGAATACTTATCAGTTACGAACTCCACGTTTACTTCAAAAACCGCTGGCAAAAGTTTAACTTTGTGCGTTACTCCGTCTTCAACCCAAGCTATCAATCCATGCCGGCTTAAGGCTTTCTGATTGTATGACTCTAGGTTAGACGAGAATGTTTCAGGCATTATGTAGGCGTACGGATACGTAACATCTCTGCCTTCAAAATATTTCTTTAGTACCTGCACTTTATCTGTGGCAGTGGACAGTAAAGCAGGACATCCGAACACCTGGGTAAATCTTTGCTGCAAACCTGCGAAGATAAAATCCTCAACAGGCATAATTACCTTTTGCGTTGTTTCAGCCATGATCACACCTTTTCTATGCCCAAATGAGAAGAGGCCCGGCCAGCAATATGAAATGCTTACCGGGCCTCTAATTAACACTTGATGAGCACGTATGCTCTTGGTTACTTCTTCTTGGCTTTCTTCACGACCTTCTTGGCAGCCGTTTTCGACACTGGTTTAGCGATGACTTTTGCCTGTTCAGCTTTCAGGAAGGATGCCAAAGTAGCTTCGAAAGTTTCGTCGCCTTCATCCTCATCTTCTGCATCCTCATCTTCGTCCTCATCTTCGTCCTCATCTTCGTCCTCATCAGGCTCGTCAGAATCCTCAGCAGCCATAGTGGCTTCTTCGTGCAATTCATCCTCTTCAGGCATTTCATCCACGCCGTCAATAACGAATTCATCGGCAAAGACACCCGTCTTAGGCTTAGTTGGAGCAGCCTGAGTCTTGGTCTTCTGGCGAGCAGCAGCCTCTGCCTTGAAAGCCGCACGATTGTTCATTTCCATCGTTGCGATTGCACGAGTTGCGGTAGGGTGGGTTGCAGCCAGTGCGAATTGCTTAGATGCACCTTTTGTATCGCCTCGACGCGCCAGAACCATTGCCATGGTAAGGTGATCGAAAGCACCAATATGCTTTTTCAACATTTTGTTTCCTTTCAGGTATTGGATGAGTATAGGTGTAGTGAAGGTGGTCACCTGTTAAGATGACCCCCATCCACTTTACAGCCGAATACCCTTGGCGATGGAACGGCTGTTGGCAACCGAAACCGACAACTGTTCATGCAGGACCCAGCCCTTACCTGGCAGACCTTCGACGCTGATATCGGTAGTAGTGGACATCAAACCACCACGATCAGAGTAAGCACCATGGTTCAGTGCATCAGAGATAACGAAGAATTCGCCTTTGCTCAGAACCTTATGCTCAGGATGGCGATAGGCGTCCGAGGTAACGGTCATACCGTACATAACGCCCAATTCACCAGTCAACAGCAGTTCATGGCGAGCAACTGGATCGATGGCTTGGTAGAACTCACTGTTACCAATCACGTCGGTGTACAGATCCGAAGCAATCAGAACGTGTGGAGCTTTCAGGCCCCATTGGGTAACGTTGGTACGAACTTGTGCCAAGGTATACGGAGTCAACTGACCCGAGATAATCGACAGATTGTTGTCCAGACCAACGACACGATTCCATTGGTTGTACAGCAAACGGTCTTCGGTGACCATGATGGCTTCGGTTGCTTCAACATACTTTTCCTGCAGGACATCGCCAGCGGAACGATTCAATTCGTTTTGGGTAACGAACGGACGGGTAACCACTGAGAGTTCTGCAGGTGTGTACCATTTGTCACGGGTGATTTGGGTACCAACCTTGGTAGGACCAGTTGCCCAGACAGCGGTAACGTTCTTGCCGCGAACTGGGAAACGTGGAATCGAACCTTGTTGCACGTCAATGCGTGTAAGATACTTACGCATGAAACCTTGACGATTGGCAGTCATGTACAGCGATTCAGCCATACGCTCACCCAGGACGCGGTGAGTAGTTGGATCATTGAAGGCGGCGCGGATAAGTTCACCGTTTGCCTTCATGTCAGCTTCACGTTGTTGGGCTGCCGAAGCGGTAATAACTTCACCGTTCGAGGAGGCAGCTAGGAAACGCAGTTGCTGGTTCAGCAGGTCACGTTTACCGCTGGCGTTCAATTCGCCATTGGCGCCAATCGCACGTTCCGCGCTATCTTTGAAACGAAAATCGGATGCGACAACTGGTTGCTTCGTGGAAGCGATGAGTTTTGCACGGGTTACCATGTTTTAATTCTCCATTCAGAATGTTAGGACGTGTTCGTTATCGAATACGTAATGGCTTAAACAGCCGAAAACTCAATACCCAGGTACGGATATTCCACACCAGGAACTGCAACGACAGTAGCAGGGATAGTAACGCCGCTACCAGTTTGATCCGTAAGTTGGCCACCGGGTGCCAGCTTGATTGCAGTAGCTGCTTCCCAGTTAACCGAGGCATCAAACTCGCCTGTGTACAACAGACCACGTTTGGCGACACCGATTTGGCTGATATAGTCACCGCTGTAACCACCAGGTTCCACATCACCGAAGATAGCGCGGGCTTCCAGAACTGTCAGCGCGTACTTGTAGGTAACGGTAACTTCATCACCCGCAGTCAAGCCAGAAACTTGCGAACCCGACACCGCTGGGGAAGTAACAGCCTCGCCCAAGGTATTATCGAACACGAATGTTTGACCGGTTACAGGTGGGCGCGAAAGGGTGATAACGCCGGTAGTAGGAACAACGAATGTTTCCACTTTGTTGGTCATTGCTTCCAGGAACGGAGCAGCCGATGTACCGGCCATTGCAAAGCCAGCAAAG